GGGCGAAGACCGACGAAGTCTCCCGAGGGGCCAAGAGTTCGTTCAGTGACGGTAGCCGGCCATGTGAAGATTTGCTCCTGGGTGGAGTACACCGACAAACGCTCAGTGCTCCAGGAGTCCACCATCTGATTGAACGAGGACAATGCATCGGCCGCTGTTTCGGGTGATGCTTCTTCCCCTTCGGCAAGTTCCCCGATGAGGCGCAGGGCTGCGGTGATTTGATCGCCTACTGTGGTCGCCATGTCATTGCCTCACTATTCATGAGATATACTTCCAGATATCGGGGCCTGGGGCCGGCTATCCTAGTAGCCGGGGGCCTGACTCGACAGAACGGGACCACTGCCCCGCCCCGTCCCGATATCTCGCGATACTGTACTCAGATGATAGAAAGGGGGCCGTGGCCCCCTTTCACTGACTCGCATCGGGGGCGGTTAAGCGACTCGGTACAGAGTCCAGGCGCCGACTGCCGTCTTGCGTGCGATGAATTGGGCCGAGGAAGTGATCGCGATAGCCATGTTGCCGACCAGGGTCCAGCCCGTGTTGGTGAGGAAGGTCACCACACCGGAAGCCGTACCAAGGTTGGTGACCTTGAGTTCGACGCCGGAGCCGACCTTCACATTGACCAGCAGAGCTTCGATCTGATCGACAGTCGGCAACGTGTAGCTTGCCGCCACCGCGCCAGCCGTCGCGACCAACATGCCGCCCGTGAATTGGGCCGCCGTGAGCGTCACAGTGGTCGTTGCGGCTTGGGGTGTCGGAATGACCAGCAGGACCGGTTCGCTCAGATTGCCGTCACCGACTTGGACGCCACCACCAGAAGATGGGAATGCCATGATTCAACTCCTTCAAGATTGGACCGAGCCACGCACCGAATCGGGGCGAATGACGCAGAAGAGGTAGGTTTCAGCGGCGGGGTTGACACCCGCACCGGTGAAATTGCCGTACGTGATCGCCACCGTGTCTGCAGCGCTGACGCGAGCATTGACGATACCGACACCGGTCGACATGGAGGGCTTGTTGACCATCACAAAATCCCCGGGGAGGACCCCGGGGACCGTGACCGTCGACTCTTGTGTGGTGTTCGTCACCGTCACGTTGGCATCGAAAGACACCGAGACGGCCGAGACGAGCACCACGTTGCCGAGGAACACGCCGCTCATGATCAACCCCAGAGGCGTGCGGCCATCGGCGCGCGCATTGCAGCGTAGCCGTACAGCACGTCGATCCGGCACGGCATGCGGTCGTTGTTGATGTCGTACTGACGCACGATGCGCAACGAGATGCCGTTGTGGTTGGCGCGGCTGGCCATGTCCACGCCCTGCGGCAGCAGCAAGTCAGCCGTCGCGAAGGTGAAGGCGTTCTTGTGGTACAGCAGGTTCTGCGCGTACTGAGTCGACGGCTGACCCACGAAGTTGATGAAGTCGTTCAGCATCGGGAACGAGTCCACCGTCGCCAACGCTTGGTCGGCGGTGTAGATCGGCGGGGAGATGCTGACCGAAGCCCAAGTACCACCCGAAGCCGTGGCGTCAGCCGTGGCAACGAATTGTTGCAGCGAGCCAGTCGATTCACGGGTCTGCGGGTTCACCGTGTAGCGGCCCGCGATGGTGAAGACATCGCCCTTCTTGATGGTGGCCGAACCGGAGTCGCCCTTGATCGAGATGGTGCTGGCGCCCTGGGCTGCGATGGTCGTGTTGACCTGCAGGGTGTTCAGCGTCGCGATGCGGGTGCCGGTGGTGTGCATCTTGACCGACTGCGACATGTTGATTTCGTCGTAGCCGAGGATGCCCTCGCCCATCATGCCGCTCTTGAACTGGCGGGAGATGGTGCTGGTCGGGTTGAAGAAACCCTTCATGCCTTCCACCAGCTGGGCGTTGGCGGCCGGGTTCACCGTGGCATAACGCGGCGACAGAGCGGTCGCGTACTCGTTCAGCTTCTGGCCGCCTTGCAGCAGGACCAGCGAGGTGCCGGGGGTCGTGCCCGGGGTACCGACCGACGAATAGACGTCCTTGTAGACGTTCATCACATCGGCGTCGATGCTGGCGGCCAGTTGCGAGATGCGCGGCTTCAGGACGCGCTCAGCGAAGTCGTCCATCGACAGAGCCAGTTCGGCGGTCGTGAAGTTGACGCCAACATGCTTCTGGCTGGTGACGGTCAGCGTGGTGTACTGTTCGTTGTCGTCCTGCACTTGCAGGGCGGCCCCGTCAGTCACCAAACAGCGATCCGGCAGGCGGATGCGCAAACTGGAACCGATCTTGGCGCCGGTCACGGCGAACGAGTCGTCGTACTGGCGGTTGATGTTGCGAGTGATCACCAGATTGTTCTCGAGAATTTCGAGAGACTTTCGGGTGATCATGTCGATGGTGAGAAGTGCATTTGACACGACGAAATCCTTTCAGCAGATGTTCATTTACCTTCCAGCATCCGAATCTGCCGCTTCCGTTCATTCTCGATCCAAGTAGATGTGTCCATCGACTTGATTGACCGAGGATCTGTCGTGTCGATGACTGGAGCACCGGACGACTTGGAATTGATCGGCACAATCGGCGCTGGGGCGCTCGAAGTTTTTTTCACGGGAGGTGCCGAAGCCAACGTGGCCTCGATGCGCCCGATCTCTTTTGCCTGCACGAAAGGAGACAGCTTGGCGATGCGGGCTGCTTCTGCGACATTCGAGCCAAGATAGTATGCCACCTCAGGTCCGATATCCGAAGCGCGAATCGCTTCTGCCATGGGTTCCGTGATCGGCACCTTCGGGTTGTAGGCGACTTGTTCAAAGTCGTCGTACTTCTCGCGGGCAGCTTCTTCACGGGTGTGATAGGCCTCGACAACTTCCGACGTTTGCTTTTTCCGTTCGCGGTCTTCGACGATCCGTTGGGCTCGTTGATCTGCGAGGGCATCGACGTACGCGTCATTGTCTGCGAAGTCAGCTGGATTCAGTTCGGTCCCATTGACCGGCGGCTGCGCTGGCGTCGCATTCGTGGCGTTTTCACGGTCCCACTTCCTGCGCTCTCGTGAAAGGCGCTTGCTAATCGCGGCATCCAGTTCCTCTTGGGTGAAGGTCTTGGTGGCCTCAATCGGCGGGTCTTCCGGCGTCAAAACTTCGGGGTTGGGATTGGCCGTCAATCCTGCATCCGGCGTGGGCACTACTTCCACTGGAGTGATTTCGTCAGGGGGCATTGTGATTCCGATGGAATCCCCGGTGTTCCTCGCCGGTACGGTACTGGGAGTGTACCACCGAAAGGCACACTCCCACAAGTATATCGAATCGATTGATCAGAACGTGATGGAACCGGTCGCGGTGAAGATGTAACGACGGAATCCACCGGATATGACAACGGTCGGGGAACCAGTAGTGGTAGCTGCACGATAAGCAACCGGGTACGCGATGATCACGACACCGGAGCCACCGGTAATCGCCGCGCCTGAACTGCATCCGCCAGCGCCACCACCAGTATTGGCAGTACCGTTTTGTGCCGCCAAAGATCCAACAAATCCGATGAAACCACCACGACCACCACCACCTGCACCACCCTGACCGTATGGCCCGTCTTGAGTGTTGTCAAATGTGCTGCCACCACCACCACCACCGTACGTCAAAGCGGCACCTGAAATGGATGAAGCGACACCGGCACCACCATCTTGTGTGGCACCGACAGCACCTGCACCACCACCACCACCACCGCGAGCGCGCACGCCAATTACCGCGACAGCGGCGCCACCGTTGTTACCTTGACCACCACCGACAGTTGTACCCGCAGCGAAAGTACTTCCACTACCGTCATCCGCGCCACCACCACCACCCGAGCCACCATTGGCACCAATAGCATCGCAAGTGCCATAACCACCACCATCAGATTGGATAGCGTTGAAGCTGGATAGGCCGCCATTCGAAGCGCCGACCCCACCTGCGCCGACAACGACCGGATAAGTCTGCGGAAGTACAGCAAGGCTGGTACCTTGTTTGACACCACCAGCACCACCACCGGCACCACCAACACCACCCGGCCCCATGCTACCACCACCCCCCGCCACGATCAAATAATCGACCGAGGGAGTGACGGGCGCGTTTGCGGCGCCCGCGAGCGAAGCCACGCCGCCCAACCCTAGGGCGACACTGTTTCGGGTTGGGACGCCGAAGCTCATGCGATATTCATCGGTTTGGCGTACACATTGCCGCCCGCCGCGATCTGAATGGCGGAAACACGCCAAGCAGCGCCGGCACCGGGAGGCACCTTGAACGGGATGGGGGTGTTCGCCGGGAGTGGGTTGTCTGCCACGGGCGCCGTTACATTTTCAGCGACTGCTACGTAGCATGCTGTGTCAGCCCACACGACCACACC